TTTTTAAAAACTTAATAGTACCAAGACACTCTGAAGTTGCATTTACTAAAAGTCTATATGTATTTTCTTGTTCTTTTAATTCTTCCTCTATATTCACTTATTCTCCCCTTTATTTTTGTGCTGTTAATGGCAATGATGTTTTAAACTTTCCACCATCACTAAGTCTTATATTTAAATCTAATGTAATTCCACTTTTTGCAATATTTATGCTTGAAATAACTATAGCAGTAAGCTTTTTATCATTTGTTGGTACATTTTGTTGTACTCCTAAATTTAATGTAGCTATGTCATTTGCAAGAGATTTAGCTTGCTTTGTATTATCTGTAATAGCATCTGCTTGTGATTGAGTTATGCCTGTTTTTTTAGTATTCGCCTCTATTGCATTAGCCTGTGTTGTAGTTATACCTGTTTTAGCTGTATTAGCTATAATAGCATTGGCTTGATTAGTTGTAATACCTGTTTTATTCTTTTCTGTATTAATTTCAGTTTGCATAGAAGCAACTTTATTAATATGCTCATTTGTTTTATCAAAACCTGTATTAACTTTATCTATTAAATCTTTTAATACTACCATCCATTCATCTTCACCGTGCATACTCAATGCATCTGTATATTCTCTTGAACTTTTATTTAATTTATCTAAAGCCATTATTACTCCAATGTGATTATATAAGTTCCTTGCAAAAACTTATAACTACTATCATTATCTGTTGTTCTTCTATGAACAGGTAAAACCATATCGTTTGCATTAACTGATACAGATAAACCTGTTTCTTCCCATTTTTCTACCACACCTGTTGTTGTGCTAACTGATTGAGTGCTTCCTATTTGACTTAAAGTCCAATTTCCTGCACTTCCAAAACCTGATGCTACTCCCCTTAATAATGCTATTTCCCAAGTATCATCTCCTCCATATGTTGACGTCCCAACAAATTTAAATCCTTTTACCGTAGAATTCCTTGGAACTAACCAAGATGTAGCATAGCTATCTTGATACGAAGTAGGTAAACTTGTGCCTGAGCCTGTTGCACTATTAAAATAGTGATCATTCTCTCCATAGCCTGTATCTGTACTCCAATACCAATTATTATATTGACACCTCATTCTACAGGTTGTTCTTATATAATACTCTGAGCTACCTCCTCCTCCTGCCATAGATGTTCCACTTGTTATCTGTATATCATCTCCTGCATCTGTAGTAAAGTACAATTCATTAGGAGTAGAATTTTTAACCCAAATTTGACCTGATGCACCTGCATCTGAAAGAGCACTTGCTTTTTCATTTATGAATATTGAACTATCAATATACACACCACCATCGCCATCCCCAAGATTAACTTGAACACTTCCATCAGTCATTCCTGTCATTTGAAAACCATTTTTAACTGATCCATTAGCCATAATATATTTTATAAATCTTCCTTTTTCTGCCCCATCTGCTACACCATAGGGATTATAGAAATCAGAAAGATAAGCAACATCTTCGCCTGCATCATTTTTACCTATATATTGATTATAAAGTAAATAATCGTTTGAATGTGGACTTGCTGTATTGTGATAAAAAGTTTGAAACACACCAAATCCTCCTCCATCAGTTGAGGTATATGTTATAGTTGGCTTTGAAGCTGATGGACTTGCATCTACTATATTTATATCTCCACCATCTGCATCTATAGTAATATCGCCACTTGCATCTAAAACAATATCACCATCTGCATTTAATGTTAAAGTTCCTCCTGCAGTTGTGCCACTTGCATCTCCATCAATAGTGCTTAATGTGGTAACACCATTGGTTTCTACTAATATTTTAAAATAATCATTAAAATCAGATGTATTATATATTCTGACATCTTGAGTTTCTCCATCTAAAGCTGTTCCTCCTATATCAAGCAAATGACCTGTATCGTTAGAAATATGAACTCCCTCAGTTGCATTAATATTAAAATCAGAAGCAAATAATAAAACTGCTGTGCTATCTCCTGAGGTGTCTGATGCTTTTAACATAGTTGTACCTGCTGAATATATATTAAACCATAAACCTGCTTTTTCTCCATCAGGAGCTTTGTTTTGAAATATTAATTGTGGCTCAGTAGCACTAGGTATTTGATTACCTTTAATGCTTGTAACTGATAATTCTTGAGTTTGTTCTTTTTGAGTTATAAATTCATCGGCTGATGATTTAATTTTACCTTTAGAAAATTCTAATCCTGTTGATTCTCCACCTATTTTAAGGGGTTTAAAATCATTATCTAAATTAGAATCCGAGCCTAATTGAATTGGATTCTTTCTTTTAGGCTCGAAATCTGAAGGACTGCTTGTCTTAATACTTCTTCGTTTGGGCATTATTTCCCTTTTATTTTATCCACTATAGGTTTTAATACCATATCCCAAACAAGATCATCTTTTTTGGAAGGACTAAGCTTTATACCTTTTTCAAGTACATATAAAGCTAACAAGAACCATTCCCAATTATCTGTTAGTAAGTTAAGCATATTTTTTCTCCTTTTTTATTTTCTTTTTATTCCTCTTATATTGCCTAATTTGTAGATTTCTTTTCTTTCTATCCATTTTTCTTTGTTTGGCTTTTTTATTTGGCATTTTCTAATTTCTCCAACCTTTTTAAAATATCTTTATAGTCTGACATAGAGAATATAGGAGGATGAGCATTTTTATTTAAAATAGCAACCTCTTTTTCTAATTCTTCAATATACTTGCCTTGTTTAGCAACTGTTTTTTGAAGTTGTTTCATTTGAACATCAAGCTCATTATCTTCTTCAACATACTTACGAAGCTTATTAATTTCTCTTTTCTTCATAACCTGTTTTAGAATAATATCTATTGTTTTCTTAGCTATCAAACCTTGTAACATAAATCTCCTTAAAATCTAAAATCGTCTTTATTAAAAATATTCTTATCAATTAGCATAACACCACCAAAGAAAAAGATTGAGAATCCTATTGCAAATAATAATACTTTAATCATCTTTACAATCATCCCACTTTTTCAAATCTAACATAGGCAAAGGTTTTTCTATAAGGTGGTCTTTTAGCTTATCATTTTGTATAGCTACTTTATTTCCACCTTTTACAAAAGCTTTCCCATCTGCACATCCTACTTCGTATATAAATAAAATTGTTTTCCATAAACCTACCCTCACGACACGAGCTGGTCTACCATCAAATATAATAGTATCGTCAGTATTTAAATCATCTCCTGCAAATACCTTTATGGCTTCTATTGCAGTTTCAATAGTATTTCTACCTATAAGGAAAATAAAAGCAACAGCTGCCATCCATCCATATTCGCCAATAAGACCTTCTATTGCATCTTTTTCCATTATTCTCCATAGATTATCCTTTTATGAGCTCTCCCCATAAAGAGGTTTTACCATTTATAATTTGTATAATATGAACTGTAAATAAACCTTTTTCAAAAAAATCAACTATTGCAAATGCGTGAGCCCAATTAATTCTTCTATGATCAAGCCAATCATTTGCTTCAGCAGACATATCCTTGAGGCATCCAATACTCCAAGCTGATTTAGCACCATCCATATGTGTAGCAGACATCTGTTGAAGATCGTGCCAATGTCCATACATAACATTACAACCTAACTTTCTAAGATGGTTTGCAGTATGATACTGTCCACCATACTGATGACCGTGATACATATATAATTTACCAATTTTAAGATGTTTTCCAAATTGATGATATTTGTATCCTCTACCTTTTAAGTCTACTGCATTTTTAAATAAATATTGTGGGACATAGGGGTATTTTTCAACAGACATATTAAGCCAATTATCGTGATTACCTTCTGTAATATGTCTTTCTTCGCAATTAGCTTTATCAAGTGATTCATCAATAATGTCCATACCTGCATTGACATCCTTAACATCTTTATCAAAATCTTCTATTAAAAATTCTAATGGGGGAGCTTTCTTTCGTTTATATTTCCAAGCTGAAAAAGCACTCCATTCCCCAACATCTCCTAAATCTACATAAATGTCAGGCTTTACTATCTCTATTGTTTTACATAAAACATTAATGCTTTTAACATCGTGTAGTGGAAAGTGTTTATCAGGAGTAACTATAGCTCTCTTGATAACACCTTTATCCCTTAAAGCCATATAAATTCCTCGTTTATTATACTATAATTTAATATAGATTCCTAATTATTCCTAATTTCCCTAAGAAGTCTAAGCCAAACACTAAAGAATACTCCAAAAAGTATTCCTATTCTAAGCCAAATAGGTAACATCTCAACATAAGATATTCCTATTCCTGTAGCTCCTTGTGCTATAGTTCCTAATTTTGAATCAATTATTGTTTTTAGTGTGTCCATTTATACCCCTTAATGTTTCGCTAAGTTCCTTAGCTCTATTTGGTGTTTGTTTTGCCCATAAGGAGTCAAGCATTTCTACTGAGGCTTCCTCATATTGCTCTGTTTCTAATAAATATATTGTTTTTTTGAATTTAGAAAATCCTGAAAGACCTAATTGATAACACATATTAACAATAACACCTTTAGCTATATCATCAACATCTTTAAACCAAGGAAAGGCAATTAAGATTCTCTGAAGAAGTTTGTGAAGTTTTTTCATTAAAATTAGATCTGCTATATCTTCATCTAAAACTAAATCTTTAATAGCAAACCCATATCCTATCGTATCATAACCTTCCGTGCATTTATAAACCTTAGGCTCAAAGCCTTCGTGTTTTTTAATATCTTTTACAATATCGGTAAGTTCTTTAGGCATTATTCCTCCTCCTTAGTCCAATCACTCTTAGCAAGTTCTTCTAATATCTCACTATGATTGTAAGTAGTTAATCCATCAAAACAACTTGGAGTATCACCATCAAACTTTAATATAGCTTTACTACCATCTAATGTTTTTCTTAGTGTATCCATAGATGATTGTATTGCACTATCTATCATTTCATCTGTTATATCAGATACATTTACTATAACCCATTTTCTATTAGAAT